GTTCTGCTCATCAGATAGAACCAAGAGTAAAAGGTATTACTGCCTGTTACAAACAGATAACCGAAATCGTAACAATGCAATACGAGATGGGTGGTTTTGATTCAATGGAAGTCAGGGGCAGACACAACGATATTGCAAGCTACTTTAATGAGGAAATAAAACCTGCTGACCTAGAAGGAGCAGGAGCTATCGACATCAAGTTTGGTGTACGTATGCCACAAGACGAACCACAATTAGTAACTATGGCACAAATGATGAGAGATGGACCTAGACCACTTGCACCAGACGAATGGATATGGGAGAATGTATTACAGATAAACGATGTATACCAGTTTAAAAATGCTATATCTGCACAGCAAGCTCATGTAACAGAACCAAAGGCTTTGTTACTAACCTTGATAGAAGGATTAATGCAGACTGGTGAACAAGATAAGGCTATGATTTATATTGATATGTTGAGAAAAACTATGAAGCAAGACCAGCAAAAAGAAGCTGCACAGGACTTAGAATTTCAAAGCATATTACAACAATTCGGTCTAGGAGGACAAGCTCCTCAAGGACCACAACCTCCACAACCAGGACAGCAACCACCACGACAAGGACCACCAGGAGTTAATGGTGGAGTGGTATCATCACAAATGCAGGGTTTTCCTAGAGTAGGCGATCCTCGACAAGCTCCACCAGGTACACCAGGAGGACCTGGTCCAAGAGTAAATCCTATGGGAGGATAAAATAAAATGGCAATTTATAATGTAAGCATTACTCTTCCTGATGGGGAGTTAGACACAATTACAGTTGAAGCACCTACAGCTGGAGCTGCACAAGCAGAAGCAAGGTCACTTGCTGGACTAGGTTCAAGAATAGGAAGAGCAACAGAAGCAGAAAGAGAAAGAGATTCTTTTAGACCTGTAGAAAATCCTATTGAAATAGCAGACAGAATAAAAAGATTAGATGACTATAATAGACAAATCGATTCTATTATTGAGGGTAATGAAACTCCAAGACAAGAGCTTATAAAAACCCAAACTGAAAATAGACTTGCAGACCAGATGTTAACTTTTGCAGGACTACGAGAAGGTAGAGAAGAAAGACTAATGGCTGTAAAAGCTGCTGAAGCTATGGCTAAATATAGAGCGTATGAACAAAATTTAAGAGAAACAAATCCAGACTTACCATCAGAATTAGAAGTTTTAGGTAATGAACTTTTACCTAATAACGCAGAAGTTGCAACAGCAGTAACAAATGAAGTAAATGCAAGAGACTTATCAGGTTTGCAACAATCAGATATTGCATCAATCAATAGAGAAGCAGAAAGACAGAAGGCAAGACAACTTGCATCATTAGTAACTGAAGACGAAATAGATGAATACAATTTTGGTGAAACAGTATCAAATGAAAAAGCAAGACAATTTACACAATCACAAACTGATGCTGATGCTCTTGTTAGAGCTGCTCAATTTCAACCTCAATTTGGAACAACTACAGATGAATTAGCTGGTTTAGCAGAAGACGAAATGCGTCCATCAGTAACACCACGAACACCAACAATAGACGAAGGAACAGATGTTGGTTTTGGTGCAGGAGGAGGTTTTGATCCAGGTGCTATAACAGGAGCAGCAGCTCCAGGTGCAGGTAGCTTTGATCAATTTATTGCTAGTTTAGATCCTATGGCAGAAAGTGAAGCCATGAGTAATGTATTAGGTGCAGCAGGGTATGGTCTACCTGCTTTTGATCCAACACAAATAGACGAAGGAACAGATGTTGGTTTTAATGCAGGAGGAGGTTTTGATCCAGAAGCACTAGCTGAAATAGAAAGACTAAACGCAGAAAACGCTGCAATGGCAGCAATGATGAATAATATAAATCAACCTCCAACAGATTCAACAATAAGTACAGGTGATGCTGGGTTAGATGCTCTTAATGCTTTTGTAGGAGCAGATGGTACTTTAGGAGATGGTATTGTAACTGATGGTACTACTGGTACTACTGGTACTACTGGTACTGAAGTACAAATGACTCCTACTGTGCAACAAGGATTTGGTGGATATACTAGTAATCAATTAGGACTTATTTCTCCACAAGCAGAAGTAGATAGAGCTGTAAGAAATATATATGGACAAAATCCAAACCTTGGACCAATAGGAGGATTTTTACGAGACCAAGCATTTAATTTACGACCAACACAAGTTTTAGGCGATATAGCAAATATAGCTAGAGGTGGTCCTGTAGGTCAAGCAACTTCATTTGAGGATTACTTAAGTAATGTAACAGCTTCTCCTTTAGGAGCAAGAGGTGCTTATCAACAAGCTTTGGATAATTTGAATTTGATAAGAGGATTAGATGTTGATGCAACATTACAAACAACTCCACAGTTAAGTCCATTTAGAAATATATTAGCACCACAATCTGCATCGGATGTAGAAACTGCACAAGGTTTATTACGTTCTGCACAACAAGCTAGATTTTCTCCATTAGTGCAACGATACATGGCACCTGCACAAAGTGGTCGTCAATTGTTTTCAGACTATATATTAGAAGGTGATAGAAGAGCAAGAGAAGGTCAAACTCCAGCAAGCTTCTTAGACTTTGCAGCAGGAAGGTATGGTTTATAATGGCAATCAATCCAACCTTTGCAGGATTTTTAGAAGAAGAACCAAGAGCAGCATTCTTTGGAACACTTGGCAGACAGGGTTTATTAGATACTTCTGGTCGTAGAAGGGATGCACAAAATATTTATCAAGATGCTTTGTCATCTTTTTATGGACAACTTGGTGAACAAATACTAGGTGGTGAAGCTCCTACTCAAACATTTACAAATTACTTGCAAGACTTTCCATTTACAGAACGATTTGCACAGATGGGAAGACAGTTTAATCAATCAGGTAGGTATCGACCACGAACTAGATTTTTATATTTTTAGGAGTTAGCTTATGGTAATGGGAGCAGCAGGCTTTCGCAGATTTGTAGCAGATCCTATAGGAAGAGCCTTTGGTAATATTCCTGAAGCTGCACAAAGTATAGTTGGTACTCCAGGAGAAAGCACAGATCCTCTTACTGGAAAAAAGTTTAATGCAATAGAAAATGCAAGAAAAGGACCACAAGGTTTACCTACTAGAGAAGATGTTTTTAGAGAGGTAGCAGAAACTGGTGATGATTTAAATTTCTTGCCTAAAGATGAGCAAGACCTTTATGTAGTAAAAAGACAACTTCAATCTATTGGTGGAGATAGACCTTTACCAGGTAGAACTATAGCAGACCAAGTTAAAAATGGTAGGATACGTTTACAAAACTTGATGAATGTTAGCAGAACTACAGGTGAAACTAGAGCAGAAACAATGGTACGAGCTGGTTCTAATCCTGCAGTATATGCTGAAATGTTAACACTACCTATACAAGCACCTTTTATACCTGGTGAAGTAATAGGAGGTTTGGCATTAGGACAAGGAGGAAAAGCATTTTCTGAATTTACAGGTATAGGTGATCCAGCAACTTTTGAAAAATTTGGTACTTTAGGAGGACAATTCATTGGAGGGGGAGCAATTCCTAAAAATGTTGTAAGAGCAGCAGATACAGCAGGAGACCTAGCTGCAGGTTTGAGAGCAGCTGGTGCAGGTAGACCTACAGGTAGACCAATACGAACACGAACAGATACTGCATCTGCATTAGGATTAGATTTCTTAGGAGAAGAATTATCAGACGTTGCTAGATTAGCAGGAACAGCAGGAAGAGTAGCTGCTAGACCAGTTGCTGCATTACCTGGTGTAAGAGTATTAGGTGACACAAAACTTGCACAAGCTTTTCAAAGACCAGAAGGAAAGATATTAGATAGAATAAATCCTTTGTATGGTGGTATAGCTTATGCTGCTTCAGATAATTTAGATGATTTATATGATATACAAAAACGTGTTCAAGATGCAAAAATAGAATTATCTAAACCTAACCTTACAGAAGGTCAAAAGATTATACAACAAAACATTATAGATGAAGCAGAAAAACAATTACCAAATGTTTCTAAGAATATAAACGTAGATACAGTATTAGTTCCGAAAGGACAACCACAAGCTAGAGCAACTAAAGAAGCAGCAACTAATACAGCAAAAGAAATCCAACGAAGGATTGTAAGAATAGAAGATGACCTTAGTAATCCAAATATTAGTGCAACAAAGAAGGCAGAAAGACAAGCAGAACTAGAACAACTTCAAGAACAATTACCAGGAACAAGAGGTATATCTCCAGATGTAAATGATGTACCTGATGTATCTCCTTTAAGACAAATAATTAATTCACAACCTGTACAAGAAAACATACGAGATACAAATATAATAGCTCCAGGTTATGTATATAACGAATCTAAATACTTGAAAAACATAGACAAGTTTAAACCGAATTATGGTACTCGAAAAATTCAATATACTAAAGAACCTGGTAACGAAAATCTTATAAAAGTTTTATATACAAGTCCTAAAGATCGTGCAAAGAGAACAGAAGCAATACTAGCATCTAAGGCTATTCTAAATAGAATAGGAATACCACAAGAATTTCTTACTGATGCTTACATAAATAGAATGAAAACTATTTTAAATCAAACATTTAAAAATCAAGCTGCAAAAGATTTAGACGTAGTTGCACCTAAACTACAAGATTTGTTACAACAAGCAGAGTACGATATTATTCGCCCTGGTCAGTTTTCAGAAACTATAATGAATAACAAAAAAAATATAAAGAAAAATCTAAATGCACCACCAGGACAAAAAGCAAGACTATCACCTGAACAACAAAAAACAACACATATAGAAAGTAATGCACCTAATCCAGGTGGACCTAAAGATCCAGATAATGCGTCACAAAAACTAATAGATGATGCAAGTGATCCTGATGTAGAAAATGAATTGTTAAAAAATTTAGAAGATTCAGTACTAGGTGATGAAACTATAGCTCAACGATTAGTAAAAAATTTAGAAGGTAAATTAAATGCTGCTACTTTACTAATAAAACAAAGTTTGAGAAATAATAATAAAGTATATGAAAAATTAAATTGGGGTAAGAAATTCCAAGGTCAACGTGTAGCTGTTACTGAAGAAGATAAAAGAATCACAGATGTGTTGTTAAGACTTCTACATGGAGAAGCAAGGATTGCAGATGATGTAGTTCAAGAAGGTTTAGAACTAGGAACTTCGTTAGTTGATGGAAGAAAAAAATATTTAAATGATGATGTTAGAAGATACTTACGAGAAAACAATATTGATGAAAATTATGTTGATGTTTATAAC